GGAATACGTTGCTAACGTTATTCAAGCTGTTCAACAAACATCTACAGTGGCTATGTATCAAGTTGACGGAACACTGATCAGCTTTGGCGTGTTCCCAACAGGTGCATTTGCTGACGCTGCTGCTTTCTTGGCCGCTGCTAACATCACTTACACTGGTTTCCAGTTGAACAGTGCTGCTAGCGTTGGTTTCAAACTGGCTACTTCCTAATCACTAGTTGATTAAACAACAGCCCAGGGTAGAAATATCCTGGGCTTTTTGTTGGCCGTTAAATACCCGTAGAATGAAAATCATATGTAGAACTTTTTTTGATTGCAGTGCTACTGGAGTAACTGGTCATTTTAGGCCCAGTCAGGTGCCATTCAACGATCGTGCTGGCGGTGTAGTTCAGGATCAACGAACCTGGAACTATGCTAGAAATCAACAGCGCAATTGGGAAACGCTGAATCAATTGATTAGTTTGCGAACTCAGCCAATGTCGGTGACCAGCTTGGGACACAGCAACGGCGTTTGGAGTTTTGAATTTGAAGTAGAATCTAGCTTGGTATACAGTGAATTGGGACAAGAAAACGACATTACTGTGTTGGTAAACGAGTGCGAGGGTGTGCCCATGATAGTGGGACTCAACGAAACTCAGACTCAACATTCGGTGCTGATCACTCAGGGATCTGACCAAAACATTTGGTTTGATACCATAAATACGTCATTGGAGATTTGACATGGTCGACACAACTGACATTGAAAAAAAGAGTTTGGAAGCCCACGTTGAATTGTGTGCTGAACGCTACAAGATGCTGGAACTCAGGCTGGAATCGGTAGATGACAAAATCGTGCAAGTTCACACAGACATTTCTGGCATTGCAACCACAGTAAGCAAGATGGCGGAAAAACGCAACGATCAACTGATCGGATGGGGCATTGGCATAATCGGCGCCTTGGTATCCACAGTGGTGTGGTTGATGACCCAATACGTATTCAAATGATTCGCAGCGAAAAACTTGAACGTTTTGCTACCAAAGAAATTCAGAGTTTAGCTGGCAAACTCATTGTGCCTGACGGCAAAAATGGCTATAACGCATTTGGCAAGTATCATGTGATACCCAATACAGATCATGTAGCAGTCGATATCAAAAATAGAGATTCCTTAACTTTTGGCAGCAAACGCAGTGCCATCAGTTGGTGTGTAGCCGACCACTTGAACCAGCACGCACTAGCACGCAGCATTCATTTGCTGGACAACAAAAAACACAGCCTAGCGGCGGACATACAATGCCGACGGGCTCTAGCCGAAAGAAGTCACAGCCAAGACTTTTATGATTCAGTCACAACCAAGATACAAAGCAAGGTTGAGTACTATAATGCATTGACCAATGAATTAGAGAAATGTATTAATTCGGCTAAATATTGGCAAATAAGAGGATTCTCCAATGAAACTGAACGACCTGGCCGCACCGCGTCCCACAAAGCAAATCGCCAAAGTATTTGAAAGTTACTTTGGTACCAACATCAAGTTTGAAAGCTTAAACCGCAGTCAAACTCGAAATCTGTTGACTCGTGTGCAAGGCTTGCTCCGAGAGCATCGTAGCACATCGTCTAGACACACCAGCGAACAAAACCCCAGTTATCTCAAACTGGTAATGTTGGAGCAGGCTCTAGCTCAACGAGTAAAAGAAAACATGCCTCCTGTTGCTGCACCGCAACCTGCAGCCGCCGGTCAGCCCAAACCTGCTGTGGCAGGCGCTGCCGCCAAAGATCCCAAACTTGCGGCCGCACTCAAGAAGAGTCAGGCAGGACAAACACTAAATCCTGAAGAACAAAAAATGGTGGCTGGTGCTGCCATGATGGCACAAGAAAGTCGTCTACGCCGTGCATATCGCATGCTGAAAGAAAGCGAAGTACAACAGGCTCAAGTGGTGTTGGCTGCACAAGACATGGTTGACAAGATGCAAGGCATGTTGGAAGACGTCAGCGAACTGCAATTCAAAGAGTTGCCCGCTCTAGTTGATTCTATCAAGAATCAAGTGGGCATCGACCAAGCCACACAGTTCAACGGTGATGCCAGTGCTGCACTCAGCGGTCTGATGCAAAACCTGCAGGCTGCCAAGCAACAACTAGACCAAGCCCTGGGCGTGGTAACTGGTACTGCTGCTCCTGCTGCACCCGATGCTGCTGCAATGGGTGCCCAAGCCGGTGCTGCCGCTGGAGCCGAACTAGGCGCTGAAGCTGGAGCCGAACTAGGCGCTGAAGCTGGCATGGATGACCTAGATGCCATCGGCGCCGAAGCTGGTGCTGACATGGCTGCAGAACCTGCTGGTGCTGCTCTAGGCCGTGCTCGTAGATAATGAAAATATTTGAAGTAGCTGGAGACTCATCTACACCCAGTCCTGACCAATTGTTGGGACTGGTGCAGTTTCTTGCAGGTCGCGCAGATGATACCAGTGCGCCAAAACAAATCAGTGTAGATGCATTCGTAAACTTGGCGCAAAGCCTGGACATCAATGTAAACAAAAACAACGTTCAAGAAATTGTGGGACAACCTCCACTAAGCAGTGTGTTGGAACCTCTAGACCCCAGCACCAACCAAATCATGTTCAAAGGTGCCGAAACAGGTGAACCTGTCAAAATGCCTGTGAACAAAGCACAAGATATCGTGGCCGCGGCAGCCAAATCGGCAATGAAGCGAGATCGATAACTGGTTGACTTAAACCAGTTCATAGTGTATAATACACTATAGGAGTTTTAAAATGATCAAATTTATTGCAACAACTGTGGTAGCACTTTCGTTTACAACACCAGTACTGGCCTGGGGCGACCGTGAACAGGGTGCATTGGCTGGTATCGTGGGCACTCTGCTGTGGCAGCGACTGGACAATCATAGCCAACCTCAGCCAAGACCTCAAGTGATTCGTCAACCTGTGTATATTCCGCCTACTGTAATCTATCAGTATCCGCAGGCATTGCCTGAGCGCCAGTGTTATGTGGTGCGTGAAACTCGCAACTACAACGGCACCTACACTAGAGAGATCCAATGTCATGGCCTACAGTGAAAAAGTAGTTGACCACTACGAAAATCCCCGCAACGTAGGATCGTTTGACAAAAACGATCTAGACGTGGGTACTGGTATGGTAGGTGCACCTGCCTGCGGTGATGTAATGAAACTGCAAATTCGAGTTCAAGACGGAGTTATTACAGATGCTAGATTCAAAACCTACGGTTGCGGTAGTGCGATCGCGAGTTCCTCTCTTGTTACCGAGTGGGTTAAAGGCAAGACGCTGGACCAAGCCGCAGCTCTTAAAAATAGCCAAATTGCTGAAGAACTCGCCCTGCCCCCAGTCAAAATCCATTGTAGCATCCTTGCTGAAGACGCCATCAAAGCCGCAGTAGACGACTACCGCAAACGGCACAACAACTCAACACAGCCGCACTGAGTATCTTGCCAGGTATGCAGTATGAAATCAATCACTTGCATCTTGAGCTGAGTTCGCTGTGCAATGCAAGATGTCCTTTTTGTCCAAGAAATTTTCAGGGATACCCGGCCAACCTAGGCTACACAGAGACCAATCTAAGCCTGGCCGATTTTAAAAAAACATTTATACCACCTCGTCTGGGCCGAGTACATCAAACAGTAATCAACGGCAATTTTGGAGATTTTGTGATGAATCCCGAAAGCATAGACATCATCAAGTATCTGCGCCGCAGTCGTCACAACATGGATATTCGTATTCACACCAACGGTAGTGCAAGAGATCGTGACTTTTGGTACACACTGGGCAGCATCGGAGTTACTGTGCTGTTTGGTATTGATGGCATAGGTGATACTCATACACTATATCGACAAGACACCAACTTTGACAACATCATAAAAAACGCTGAAACTTTTGTTGCAGCAGGCGGAAATGCTATTTGGAGTATCAATCAATTTGATCATAATCGACACCAGATGCCCGAAGTATATGTCCTTGCAAAAAAAATTGGTTTTTCAGAAGTTCAAGTTCGTCCCACCGCACGTGACAACGGTCCGGTGTATAATCGCAAGGGACAAAAAGTTGCTGCCATCAAGTCTGACTGGGAATGGCCTGATCAGCTAGACAAATCCTTTATTGAAATAAAAATTGCACAAAAAACATTGTTAGACAAGAAAAAAGTCAATATAGCATGCTGGGCCATCCGAGAACGCAGTGTTTATATGGCCGCCGACGGACACGTTTATCCTTGTTGCTGGACCGGATTCAATCCTACCGAATATCAATCTCATACCACAGTTACTGCCTGGAACAAAGAGTTGGTTAAATACGTAGGACATAACCATGCTCCTACAGTTGGTATAGAAGCAGCACTAGATTGGTTTGACAATCTTTCTGCTAGCTGGAATACCGACGACCAACCAGGAGTATGCCAACACAATTGCCAACATGATAACACTAACACCAACAGCATCTCGTAAAATTTTGCAGACACTGCAACGTCGCGGACACGGAACCGGTATACGTCTTGGTGTCAAAACCACAGGATGCTCGGGCCTAGCGTATGTGTTAGAATTTGTAGATTCCCCAAGACCTGACGATCAGTGTGTAGACTGTGATGGGTGTCAAATATTTATTGACCCTAAAAGCTGTGTTTACATGCAAGGTATGACTGTGGATTTTGTACGCAACGGCCTCAGCGAAGGCTTTGAGTTTCGCAATCCCAACGAACGAGATAGGTGTGGTTGTGGGGAAAGTTTTAGAGTATGATCGAACAAGTTCAGGCTCAAATGTCTCAGCGCATGCAATGGGCGCTGAGTCGCCCGGCTATTTGTTTGGCTCCATACAACACCATAGACATACGCCATAGCAGCGACAAAAAACAACAAATATATCAAACTTGTTGTTGCAACCTTGACGAAGCATTGTTTGTGCCAAGCAACGGCGATGACGCATTTGCTGAAATCAAACAACAGCAGATTGAAGGAGAATGGCCATCAAGTTGTTATCGTTGCTGGAAAGAAGAACAAAATGGTGGTCAAAGCGAACGTCTAAGAGCATTTGCTGAATTACCACAAGATCGTTTCAATGCGTTTGTGACAGACCAAAGCATTGGAGAATTTGAGTTTCGAATAAAATTTAGTAACTTGTGCAGCCTTGCATGCCGCAGTTGTAGTG